TATTGCCTCACTTGTTGGCAGGACATCGAACAACAACACACAGAAAAGGAAACAACACAATGACCATTACGGCAAGCATAAGAACAGAATCGGAACACGGCCCAACGGTAACGCAGCGCCTATTCCATGACCTACCTACCGCCGAATCCTTCGCAGATAATGCGCTAGGGCAAACAACCACAACCGGTGTTGTCGTATTAGTTTCATTATTTGATACGAACACCCTCAGCACAATTGACTATGAACTAGAACGGGGCAACTAATGACCACACCAACCAACTACACCGCGCCCGCCAGGGTTCACGACTTACTAGGGCAGGCGTACCGCCTCATAGAAGACGCACAAGCACACGCCGACCGTTGGGATAGGGCAGAACTAGGGCGAGGGCTAGACAACATTCGGTGGCAGCTTGGCGACTTCATCGCCCAGATCACGCCACTCACCTCCGCCCACACTCTTGACCCCGTATCGGGTGAGTGGGTAGCCGATACCCGCCACGCCTTCAGCCTTGCGTTAGAAGGGGGCGAGTGATGAGCCGGAACTATTCCCCGAATCACCCCGCTGTCCGTGCATGGCTTGACCTTGACACCGCGCCCCGTCCTTTGACGGTGCGGGAACGTCGCCAGGCAGTAAACGCCCGTGCCGGCAGGGGCAACTATCTGCCCCGTAGCCGTGCCATCGTGGGGTTCGTGTCGATCCTTGCCACCTTCCCCGCAATGGCGTGGGGTGAGGCACAAGGGCAACTAGTGGTGGCGTTCGTCCCGCTTGCGTTCGGGGTGTACTGCCTCGCGCCGTGGATGCGTAAAGACATCGAGGAGGTACGCCAGTGGCGTTGAAGATTCGTATCTCATGCGACAAGTGTGGAGGGGAGGCGATCCCGTTCACCATCGGAACGGCAACCGATGCCAGGGTGGAACGATTCCCCGAAGGATGGTTCTATGACGGCGAGGTCGATCTCTGCCCCGTGTGTACGGGGCGAGACGGCAGCTATTGGACAGCGGAGCCGTTCTAGTGGGGCTATTCGTTAATAGCCTCATCGAAATATGGGATGTCATAACGGAGCCTCAACGCCGTAAGCGTGAGGATGCGCGGATCGAGGCCTTGTGCTTAGCAATGGAGCGAGATGGCTACACAATTACCCAAGTGGTAGGAGGGGTACCGGTGAAGTGGTTCTGTTACTGCCCCCGTGAGGTGTGGCGTTGGTCAAAATCGGAGCGCATGGCCCATGTCTTTCATGATTATTCAGCAGCGGAGCGAGCAGTAGAAAATTGTTCTGTCTCTTACAAGTCGAGTTACCAGATCATAAAACGATAATAGTTTTTATCTGATACTCTGTAACTGCCCTAGCCGGTGTCCCCCTTCTCACTGGCTAGGGCTTTTACTTGCGCCAAATTATGGGCGTGGGATCACGGACATATTCGTCTCGTTCTTTCGGGGTCATGCCACCCCACATCCCGTTGCGTCGGCCCGTTAGTTCTTCATGCGGTAATTCGGACATAAGACACTCGACTCTCACGGTGCAGACATCGCAGAATTGCCGTGCTTTATTCCAGTAGAACCCACGCACGTCGCCACTTGGGATATCGGGGAAGAAGATTGCCGGATCACGGACATCTCGACACTCGGCGTTGTCTCTCCATTCATGCACGGGGCGACCCCTTCTTCGTTGTCGTCTTTCTTGTAACACGGTTGCGGATCTCGTGGCATACACATTGACACGCCCCAATTTCTTCCCGTGTCCAAATCCGTAACGCCCTGGCTACTGTCCCGCAATGGTCACATTCTCGTTGTTGTTCTTCGGTCATACGGCAAGGATATGTCGAGCAATCCATGCAGCTACTGGTGAGGCGACACCGTTGCCACACATCTTGAACCGTTGAGAGTCAGAGATGACACCGTTGGTGCCTTGTGAGGTGTGGTTATCCGGCCATCCCATGAGACGTTCACATTCAAGGGGTGTGAGGCGACGTACAACTAGCATCGGGACGGTACCCTGCACTACTACCTTGTTCTCTTGTACATATTGGTTGCCGACACCTTTGTAGTCACGGGCTGCCAATGAACCAACCAAGTCATCTGAACCAACAATCCCGCTTGTTACTTCTTGGGCGATCATTGGGGTGTTGAGTCCACCGGTTCCCATCTTTGCGGAGAGTGTTTGCGATAGTCCTTGTTTGCCCATGCGTATGCCGTCACGGTAGGAGTTCTCAAAGATCAACGGGTCAGTCTCTTGGATCACATGAGGTGTGTTGTCCCCTTGTTTTCCTTCTGCCTTCAGCGTCGGGACGATTCCCTCCCACACTTGTCCACCTTTACGAGCAGCAGATGGTGCGAACACAGTTACTTCTTGCGTGATGAATGTCTGTGCATGATGTGACTGCACTGACGGTTGTAACGCCTGCAATGCACGGGCTGTTTCAATTTCGGTAGCAGAGAAGTTGTTTGCTTTGGCATCTTCACGGATGGAGTACGCCACTGCTTGTGCGCCAGTCTGATCAAGGGTATACATCGGATCTCCGTCCTCGCCCACACCGAAACCGTTCTGTTTCTTTTCGATTTCTCGACCATCCTGAATCGGATATGTCTCGACCGGTTCAACCACTAGGTTGTAATGCTCCGAACCTGACGGCCCACCCGTACCCTTATGCCACTTGCTAGTAACAGAGGTAGTTAGGATTCCGCTAGGTGTTGATCCTGCTGCCCATTGACCACTTGTTCCAATGCGATCTTGAGTCTCTCGGGTAGTACCTTGCCCCTGTTCTCCGCCCGTCGCAGAATCCCTGCGCAAGCCTTGGCTGACAGGAAGTAACGGCTCGGGACAGCGGAGGCTGGTATCAGAATCGAAACAAGTCGTGACGAACACGCGCCGTCGTCGCTGGGGGACTCCGAAGTATTGTGCATCCAGCACGGACCACTCTGAGAAACACGCCCCTGCTTCATCCATTTCGTAGAGGACTTCCCCGAAGTCGGCACCTCCGTTGGACGATAAGGCCCCGACGACATTTTCCCAAATAGACCAGGTTGGTGACTGTCCATTACTTAACTCCCTTAGTTCTTTGATGATACGAATTCCTTGATGGAACAAACCAGATCGTTCACCGGTTAGTCCTGCTCTTTTTCCTGCGAGCGACAGGTCTTGACATGGTGACCCCCATGCAACGAGATCAACCCCACCAGTCATCTCTAGGATGTGTGCGCCGGTGAGTGTTGATACGTCGTCCCATTTGGGTACATCAGGCCAGTGATAATCCAATACGGATCGTGCGTGTTTGTCGATTTCGCATTGGAAAACTGTGGTCATACCAGCAGCTTCTAGCCCCATGTCGAACCCGCCTACCCCTGAAAATAGCGAGAGAACTTTCATCAGAATGGTTCTTCGTCAACCAAAACTTCACGGGAAGATGGGAACACCTGACCGATTTGCTGCATGACTGCACCGCTGTTGTCCTGTACCCATGCGTTCCAACGACATGACGCGCCAACTTCATCAGCGATGATCTTGAAACCTTTGCCTTTGGTTCCGTCTTTCTTGGTGAATTCTTCTTGTTCGTAACGACCAACGATGATCACGGTTGATCCCTTGCCGATGGTGTTAGCGACGTTCTCTGCCAACTTGTTAAAGACGGTGATGTCGTGCCAGGTGGTTTTCTTCTTCTCATCTTTGCCGTATGTGTCGGCTACCGAAAAGTTAAGGATTGCCATCCCAGCTGCTGTGTATCGCAACTCAGGATCTTGTCCGACCTTGCCGGTGATTGTGATGTGGTTACTCATTTGATTCCCCTTCTTTCTTTAAAGGTGTGATTCTGTTTGCTTTTTTGCTACAGATGTGTGTTGGCGGGTGTATTACCGCCACGAATAATGTTACTGATGTTCCGCAGCTACTGCAAGACCATCTTGTGTTTGCGTTCTTTGCGACAGGAGCGACACTCTCGACTGCCTTTTGGTCGGGTGTAGGTGTTGGCTTCGTTGTATTCATGTCCTTGTGGGCAGTGCGTTTTGTTGGCATAGAAGTGTCTCCCTCGTTCTACGACATCTCTCATGTTGTCTGTTTGTGTCCCGCCTTCTAGGTGATGGGGGTTCACACATACTCGATTGTCGCATTTGTGTCTCACGACCGGTGGATAGTAGTAGTTCGCCATGAAGAAGGAGAAACGATGTGCTGCACGATGCTTGTATGCGACGTACAACTGTCCGTAACTGTCCCCTCTCCGTGATCCTTGCCATTCCCAACATTGGTCGGGTGTGCCTACGGATACTTTGCGCCAGAAGCGCAGGCTGTCTTTGTATGTAACTGTTTCCACAAGTTTCTACCTGTGGTCACAGTAACAGTTGAACTATTTATGTATCCCCGATGATCCTTTCCAGTGTGCTGACCCGCCGTTGTCATAGAGGTATTTGGCTACCTTTAGATTGCATGAGGGGTCTGTCAAGGATTTGATTAGTTGTCGACGTGGACGCTTGCAGATCTGGGCGGTGATGGTTTTGTGGCCTGAGTTCACCTGGAGTAATCCGATGTCGTAGGAACGGATAGCACGGCAGTTTTTGTAGGTGGCTGCCGGTGTTAGCACACAATTGTTGTGGTCGGTACCGCTTCGGTAGTTCCAGCCGATTGCTTTGGGTTCACATTTCGACTCGCGCCACATATAAAAACTGAATTCTTTAACGGGCAGTCCGTGCTTGCGGATCATTGCCTCGTATTCGGGGCAGGACTTGGGTTTGGTGCTGTCTGCGTGGCTTACAGCGGGGTTTGAGAGGGTTATAAGGACAGTGGTTGAGATGAGGATGCGTTTGAGCATGGTTTTCCTTTCGTCATGGGACAGGTCAAGTAAGGGGCATAGTCCTCCTAAGGGGTATTGTTAAACGGATCAGGATAGTTTAGCCCGAACTGTGGCAGACCAAAAGATCGGGTCATCCCAATCATTGAAAGAGTTGAGTTGATCCTGTCTAACCCATGCTGTGTCAGGGGATTTTATTTCCCCGATTTCTAAACCAGCAGCTAAATCAATCCAGCCTCGTAACAAAACTTTGTTCTCTTTGACAATGGCAAGGATGTACTTGGCAGGTTTATCTTTCGGATGAAGAAACAAATGACCGGTCATGTGTTCAGTCGAACGGATCTGGTATGTACCAACGTCGCCTTCAAGGTCGGAAAGTTTTTGGTTGGTCGCTGGTTGCCAATGCAAGTTAAACGCTTTGGCTACCGCATACTCAGCGATCATGCCGATGATGTCTATCTGCCAAAAGTTCTTGCGTTCATCTGACCCGTAGAACTGTGGCCGTTGTTTCTGTATTGATGCGATACGCCTTTGACATCCAGCCATAGCTGCATGGGCAAGTTCGTACTCATCAAGAACGATCGTTATCTGCACCCAACTTCTCCCCTATGAATATCCCACAGAAAAACACTGCAAGAAGTTGAATCATTTGGATAATTAAATCAGCCATTAGTAGTTCGCTTCCTTCAATAGTTCAACCAGTAAGCCGAACGGCATGATTGCGTACCAATCGCCAGGGTAAGTAGTGCCACGCTTCTTAGCGACAACCGTGCCGGTCATAGCCTCAGCGTTAGCGATCTCGACTTTCAACTCGGCAACCCATCCAGCCAAGTCCAACTTGGCGTGGTTCTTTACTTCAAACACGATCGGCCCACACCCAGTGATGTCGCCCTTGTCGTAGTTGCCTGTCAATGCACGTCGTTCCGCATACGGAAACCCGTTCTCTTTCAGGTATTTAACTACCGCTGTTTCAGCAGCTGTTCCTTTTTGTTTTGATTTACTCATGCTTCGCATCCTTCATAAAAATCTGATCCCCATATTTCAAAGGGGTGGTATCCAAGTTTCACTGCCCAACGGTCAGCGTTGTACACATCCATGCCACTCTTGCGCCACTTAGAAAGAAGACTGTTTGCTACTGCACCAGTGCGACCGTCTAGTTGTAGTCGGAGAACTAAATGGTTAGCGTCCAACCTGACAACGCTTTTACGGTATGTTGCACGGTACAGTCGTGCGTCTTCAACGCAGATCTCGCATCGGCATTTATGTTTGAGATATGTCGAGCGACCGTGGTTCCACCGGTCAGACACCGAACCAATCTTTCTGTTTCGATTCCCACTGCTTGTAGTACTGCTTCATCCATTGTGGCTGCGGTTTCTTGTTGTCAAGCAGAGCGAAGGCATGGGCGAGAGCGTTAGAAATCTTGCGCCAATCTTCAGCCTCTTGCTGTGCCTGCTTGAGTCGGAACTGAAGAAGTTTTACCTTCTCCTCCATCTCATCAAGTTGATCTTCATACTTAGCCACGGTTAGCCAACTCTCGCTCTAACCGTGCCACCTCAGATTCCAACGCACGGATCTGGGCATGGGCTGCATCAAGTGCTTTTTGTGTCCGGTCATGGGCCGCATACGCATCAGTCAAACGAGTTTCTGTGCTGGGCTGACGGTAACGATTCGGGTTGTAGTTCCTCATCACTTCGCCAATTCTTCTTCGACAGCGGTACGCACCAGGTCACGGAACAACTGTGATCGCTTGACACCGCGCTGACGGCACAGCAAAGCAATCTGTTCCAACTGTGATGGTGTCACTCTGATACCAATGATGTGTGCTGAAGCCTCTGAAGCCTCAGGATCGACAGTTCTTTTGTTAGCCATCACTTACCGTCCTTGAATGATGCAAGTTCTTTGTATGCCTTACGCAATGCAGGGAGGTGGGATTCCATCCACTGCTGACCTTCAGGGATTTCGGCGTTAGCAGCTACAACCTTGGGGTCAATGCCCTTGTCAACGCAAGCCTTAGTGAACTGCTCTACCTGTTTAGGTGAGAGTGGTGTCAATGTGCGTGGCTTCTTCGCAGGAATGTGTGGTTCGTGGTCAGTCTTAGGGAACTGCTTCGGAATCTGCTGGGTCTTTGGAGCCGGTGCAGGTGCTGGGCGATCAACGTCGTCCCATTCCTGCTTAGTCCACAGGCTGAGGCAGATACCAAAACGCATAGCAGCATTGCGAAGGAAGTCAGACGCAAGTTCTTTCAACAAGTCAGGCTTGTTATGTGCGACCGATCCGATACCGAGGCGACGTACACCGTGGATGGTAAGCCAACCAGCCATGTGTGCCATGCCGTTCTCGACACGGTATGCGGGCAGGCCGTCAGTGCTGAACGCCACTGGTTCCCATGTCCACATCGGGTCAATCTCGATGATCATCTTGGTGACATCAGCGTGACCAACGAAGTCAAGCTGCATACCACCTTTCGGCAACTTGCCGATGATCTTCGGATCTGGTACTCCGTATTTGTTAAGGACTTCATCAAGTCCGATTGTTTTCTTTTCCATTATTTATCCCCTTTCAAGAGAAATGTGCGGGTTGATGACTGCTTAGTAAAAGTTGCAGCCAACTCAGGGTGTGCAAGTTTGAACGCTTTAGCGTCAAACGATTCACGGGTCTGTGCTTTCCATGTAGCCACTGTGGTGCCGTCAATGACAGCAGTGTCGCAGTCGCCGATCATGTCACAGATTTCTGCTTTCAACTGGTCTTCCATCTCTTTGTACGAAGCAAGTTCGCTACGCACATGACGGAGCCTGTCAAACAGTTCTTTGGATTCAGTGGGCAGTTCTTGAACACGGTTCACTGAACGCTGATAGCGGGTCTGAATGGTTTCATACGACCACTTGACACCGCTAGGGATCATGCCTAACTCGATAGCGTTAAGCCAGGTTTCGACAGCAGAAACATGCTCGGCAAACTCTGCCGGTGTGATCGTCTGCTTGTGCAGGTGAAGGATCATGGACGGATCAAAGATGGCCCACATGACTTCATTGGTGTCGGCACACAATGCCTGTTGGATTCCTTGGATGCGCCAGTAGTCAGGCAGTTCACCGTTCCAGTTACGGGTGGTGGTTTTGATCTCAAGGATCTTGCGGTCATCGCCGTCTTCCCAGTAGCCGTCAAGGGTGGACACCATACGCGCACCGTTCGGTGAGTCACACGCAAACATTTCTTCAGGTGTGATGTATGGGATACCAATCTTGTCCACTGCCCATTCAAGTACGAATGGTTCAAGACGGTTGCCTCGTTCCATCGCAGGGTTGGGTGGGATTGGTGATGGTGCGACATCACCGAGTAGTTCTGCTGCGTACTGCTCACGTCGCACGAACGGGTGCAGACCGTAGATTGCAGCTACCGCTGATGCAGATACGCGCTTGTTGCCGTCTTCATCACGGAACCGGATGTTTAACCAATCTTGTCCGCCGTGTTCGGGCTTCTCAATACGGTAACGATGTAAAGCCATGTGGCTCCCCTTCTGTTGTAACTGTTAGACAGAAACATACAGGCAGGGTGTATCAAAGTCAAATAGAAATATCTGAAATTGTTTTCATGGTGCGGATCATGCCGACAGGGATATGAAACGGGTTGATTCCTTCGCCTCCGTGGTATGACTGCCACACGGTGACATGATCTTTCTTGCCACCTGGTTCGTCAGCCGGTACAAGGAACCCAACTGTTTCGACAATGACTTCTCCATCGTCTTCGTATGTCTCTAGTGTTTGCCATCCACTTTCACCTGTGTGGGCATCAGCCCAACAGACCAAGACAACGGGGTACTCATTCTTCTCCATCTGGTTCTCCTTCAACACGGCACGTCGGGCAGTGACGACCTTCGTTGATATCCCATCCGTAGTCACAGTTGGGGCAGGTAAGCCAGTTCTTCAGGGAGGTCATAGCC